ATATTTTGCCTGGTAAATGGGCCGGTATGTCAATAGATGATGATTATTATGATTCTATGCAACCGCAATTTGTTTTGCCGGAAGTAGCAGCATCATTAGTTATTAGATTAGGGTTTTTCTGTGGTGGCATGTTTTACTTGCTTTTCTTAGCTGTTTTCACCACTTTCTTTGCACTTATCCCTATTGGATCAGTCTATACTTATTTAACTACTTTGGTTTTCTTCTATGGGATGTCTTTTCTGACATTTGCTAGTGTTAGCACTTGTATTGTAACTTCCCTTAAGATATTGGCCTCTCTTTATCAGATAGGACCGTCTTCTGTTGAAAGACTTGTTTTCCGTGTTTTCCATGTAGGGTTCACATGGTTTTATGATTTTTCTGAAGCCCCAGGTTTAGGCTTAGTTGTTGGAACCAAGCCCGGAAATTATTTTCTGGATGTTATTGCTTGTATTATGGCAAACTTCCTACTTTGGGTGGTTGATGCATCTAGATTGGTTAAGTTTCGGGGTTTTGAACCTGTTATGATTCATATCCCGAGGGAAAGGTTTGTACTTCCAATTGCATTAATTAATGATGCTGTCCCAACTGGTATTGACTTGATTAGCCTAGCCAGTTATACTGCTATTGGGAAAATTGAGATCAATATTTGGGATACTGAAGCAGTTAAGTTATGCCAACCACTAATTAGATTGGCTCTTTCAATTGGAAGGTTTGCATATTTGGCCCGATTATCTGCTTGGAATCTGTTATATATTAGTTTGGTGAGTTTTCTCACTATTGCTAGTTATTGGTTATTTCTTATGGTGAAGTTTGGGAAATATGGTGTGGAGGTTGCCATTGCGGGCTTTAAGATGTTCTTAATTATCACCTGGGTGGCTCTTTTTGCCCCAATTGATGTTTTAACAAGATATTCTTATGGTTTTTGGTATATGTACTGGCATTTACCAATAGTCATTTTGATGAAGCTCTTGTCACCATCATTCTATTATAGAATGTTTCATTTTGGTAAAACTTCTATTGTTTTCCTTGTTTTAAGGACTTTAACAATGCCTTACCGGATTGCAAATTTAATTGATAGGTATTATGACAAAGGTGACACCTTTAAAACAAAAATTAAATTGCAAGCTAGGTTCAATCAGTCTTGGGTTGCTGCCCAAAGAGTGATTGATGATTTGGCTTTGCCTACATTTATTCGGAGAACTAATTGGGAAATTACTCCAGATTCAATCCAGGACACTTTGAATAAGTTGTCTGAATTGGGTTGGCCAGTTAATGTCTCAACTTTATCTGAACCTGAAGATCTTCAGTTTTATGAGTATCCTGAATGGTTTTTGACTCAGTTAGATTTCCATCAAGGTATCCATAATGTTCAGACAATGATTGATCAAGATTTGCAAATGTTTGAAAATGATTCTCAATATCAATATAAGAGAACTGAAACATATGCTTCTTATGCTAATGAGTTAACTGCGACCTCTCGATACTTCCTTTTCCGTGATTATAGTTTCACGGACTTGGCTGTTGATGATTTGTGGGTTTTAGTTGGTGAAATTTTTAAGAATTCCAGACTCACTCCTTTTAATTATATTATTAGGAAATGGGAAAAGAAGTATGGTCTTGGTGCTTTTGCGAAAGTTCCTGGGAAATATGCTGAACGTAAATTGAGTAGACGTAGGTTTATCAACAATATTGGTTTGGCCAAATTTCAGGAGCTTTGGGCAGAAACTTTTAAATGGGCTCCCACTTTGGATCCCTTGAATCCTGTCTCTATTAAAGGTGAAGCATTACCATTTAAGAAATGGGCCAATGACAAAGTTAGAACTGTCATTGGAGCTCCCTTAACTAGCTATATTTCATCGACCATTTGGAATTATGCACCCAACCATAACTTTAAGTGGGAGACAACTCCCATTAAAGTGGGAATGCCTCTTAATGGTGGATCAATGTCCAGAATTTACCAGGAGCATGCCCGTCGGGATTTGCATTTTGCTGGTGATTGTTCAGCTTTTGATTCAACATTGAGTGGTAAAACACTTGATATTATCAAGAGAGTTCGTAAAA